ATGACCGGGCGCAGCCCCCAAGAACTCGTCCTTCACTGGAACAAGTTGAAATCGGAACGTTCGCAGTTTGAGCGCACGTGGCAGGAGATTGCCGACTATGTCCGGCCGCTGCGTTCCGAGTTCACCACGATGCGGACGCCGGGGGACAAGCGGCATACACGCATTTTCGACTCGACGCCGCTGATGGCGGCGGACAGTTTTGCCGGCGGCATCTACGGCATGATGACCAATCCGGCGAACCGGTGGTTTGCGCTGAAGCTGCAGGATGAGGAACTGAACGAGTTCGATCCGGTGCGCGATTGGCTTTATGAGGTCGAGACGCGGTTGTTGCATTCGTTTGGGCCGCAGGTGTCGCGGTTCTATTCGGTGCTGCCGTCGATGTATGCGGACCTCGCGTGTTTCGGCACCGCAGTATTTTATTCCGAAGAGATTCCGGGGCAGGGGCGGATCAACGACAACGTCCGTCCCCTGTCGGAATGCGTGATCGGTGAGAGCGCCTAGGGCGAAGTCGACACGGTCTATCGCCGCTTCTCACTGACGGGCAAGCAAGCGATCGAGATGTTCGGCGAGGGATTGAGCGAGCGCACCGCGCGTGTGGCGGAGAAAGACGCGTTCGCGCTGATCTATTTCATTCACTGCGTATATCCCAACGCCGATTATAAGCCCGAGAAGCTCGATCAAAAGACACGGCCGTTTCTGTCGGCTTACATTGAGGAAGATACGCGTCATTTGGTGGCGGAGAGCGGGTATTACGAGCTGCCGTATCAGGTGCCGCGTTGGGCGCAGGCGGCCGGCGAAGTCTACGGCCGCGGCATCGGCGAGCAGGTGCTGCCCGATGTGAAGATGCTGAACCGCATGGACGAGACGGCGATCAAGGCGGCGCAGAAGATCGCCGACCCGCCGCTGGCCGCAGCCGACGAGGGCGTGATCAAGGCGGCGCGGACGTGGCCGGGCGGCATTACTTACGGCGCGATCGATCAGAACGGTCAGCAGCTGCTGCGGCCGTTGTTCACCGGCGGTAATGTCGGTTTGACGCAGGAGATGATGGAGCAGCGGCGCAACGCGGTGCGCGAAGGATTCTATTTCTCGCTGATGCAGATGGTGGGGTCGCCCAACATGACGGCGACGGAATGGATGGGGCGGCAGGAAGAGAAGCTGCGGCTGCTGGGGCCCAATCTCGGACGTATTCAAAGCGAGTTCTTGTCGCCGTTGATCAAGCGGCGCTTCGGCTTGCTGCAGCGGGCGGATCAATTGCCGCCTCCGCCGGAGGAAATCCAGGGTACAGCGATGACGATCGAATATGTGTCGCCGCTGGCGCGGGCGCAGATGGCGGGCGAAGCGCAGGCCGTGCAGCGGCTCTATCAGGGATTGGGCATGATCGCGCAGATCGACCCTTCCGTGCTCGATAACGTCGATCACGATCAGGCGGTGCAGATTCTGGGTCGCGGGTGGGCCGTGCCGGCGAAGCTGATGCGCGGCGCCGACCAGATCAAGGAACTGCGCGAGAAGCGCCAACAGCAACAGGCGATGCAGCAAAGCCTGCAGATGGGTGCGCAGGGGGCCGACGTGATGAAGAAGGTCGCCGACTCAGCGAAGAGCGGCGCCCAGGCCGGTGAGTCCGCGATCAAGAGCGGTCAGACGCCTGCGGGCGGGGCCGATGTGGGGCAGGCGATCGAGATGTTGCGCGGTGCGCTGCGCGGCGGCCGGCCGGCGGCTTAGACAACCAAGGCGTCACTCGCACCCAACGCAAAGAGGTCGACTTGTTTCTGAAACCGGATCGATTGAACGGGGCTGCGATCTATCGCGGCGTCGAAAGAGGAAACGACGGCGTCAATCACGTCAACAGCTTCATTCTGTTTCCGCCGGCGATGACGGCGCGGCACGGGCCGGTCGTGACGCTCGATGCGCTGGCCGAGCAGGCCTTGACGCAGATCGTATCGGTGGCGGAGCGCACGGGCGATCCGGTCATCAAGGCGCAGGCGGTTACGTTTCGTGGCAGCCTCAGAAAGGCACTGGGCTTTTGGTTGAGGCGGGCGGCGTTGAATGAGCGGGAACGCTGCCGCCGGCAACTCATCTCACACGGACTTGAACTCGCCGCGGCGGCGATAGGAGACATACATGGCTAACGCATTATACCCGATCTGGAAACAGGAAGTGATGCAGGCGACGTCGAACACGTCGCTGGGCGGCACGGTGAAGCAAACCTTCGTCGACATCAGCTCGGCCTACACCTACAGCGGTGCGCATGAGTTCGTCGACGATTTAGGCGCGAACGACAATCCGAACTATGGCTCGGCCGTGTCGCTCGCGTCGAAGACGTTCGCGAACGGCACGTTCGATGCGGCGGACACGACGACGACGGCGTTGTCGGGCGCGAACGAGGTGGGCGCGATCGTGCTCTACGTCGACTCAGGATCGGAGGCGACCTCGCGCCTGGCGCTCTATCTCGACACGTCGATCGCCGGCATGCCGTTCACGCCGTCGGGCGGGGACGTGACAGTACAGTGGAACGCGAGCGGGATATTTACGCTCTGATGTCGCTCCAATATTTGGGTATCGTCAGCAGTTCGTCCTCGGCCACTACCTATAACCTTGCGAGCGCTCCGTTCGGTCAACCTGCGCAGGAGCGCTACATCGTTTGCGGCGTGACGGCGGAAAGGACGGCGGCGTTGCCGTATGGCATCGCCAGCGTGACCATCGGCGGGGTGTCGGCCAGCGTTGTCGTCGACGTCGATGAAGATGCCTCGGGAGTCGATAGTTACATGCTGATCGCGAAGGTCCCCATCGGCACAAGCGGCACGGTCTCGGTGACGTTCAACAACGGTCAGGTTTATTGCCACGTTGGTCTCTGGCGCGTCACCGGCATCACGTCGCCAACGCCTTACGACACGGCGTTTGCGACCGCTGATCCGATCTCCATGCTGATCGACGTTCCCGACGACGGGGTTCTAATCGGTGTGGGATCAAACGCCACGTCAGGTACAGCGTTCATAACGACGGGGCTCACCGAAAATTACGATGTTTCCTTCGACGGATCGCGCCATATCGGCGGTTCTATTTCGCAGCTGACCGTGCAGACCGGGCGATCCGTCGTGTTCAACGGCGCGACGGCGGATTGTTCGGGCTGTTGCGCCAGTTGGGCGATGCCGCCGGAGTCGCTGATCGTTGCGTCGCCGATGCAACCGTTTTTGGTGAGGTAGAGAGATGCCTGGAAGAATGTACACCGCCGTGTTCAAGGACATTGCTGTGACGGCGGTGCAGGATTTGTTTGAGGTGGCGGGGGCCAGCGATGCGGTGACTGTCGTCCATCGCGTCATGCTTACGCAGTCGACTGAGACCGGCGATGCGGCGGAGGAGATGTTGCGGTTGACGACCAATCGCGGCGTTGGCGCTGTCACGTCCGGGTCGGGCGGGGGGAGTGTCACCTCGCAGCCGGTCAGTGATGGTGATTCCGCTTTCGGCGGAACTGTTGAGCGCAATAATACCACCGTGATGGCAGCGGGGTCGGGCTCGCTTGAGGAGCTTGAGTCGTTTGCTTGGAACGTGCGTGTACCGTTCGATTTGATTTGGCTGCCGGAGTTTCGGCCGGTGATTTCGCCGGGAAACCGGTGGGCGCTGGAATTGGAGTCGGCACCGGCCGACAGCGTGACCATGTCGGGTACGTTGTGGTTCGAAGAGATCGGCGGTTGATCGTCTTTCAGCGGAGTGACGCGTCATGAGCGGAATCTTCCGCGCCGTCTTTCGCATGCCGCAGCGTGTGCAGTCGCCGCTCGCAGTGCTGAGCGCCGCAGCGGTTGGCGGCGGCGCGATTTCGCCGGCGTATGTACCGTCGGACGGCGCAAGCTTTGCGCCGTCGTTGCGCCGTTCTGTTTCGGCGACGTTGCTTGGCGGCGCACAGGCTTTCGGCGCGCCGGTGGTGCGCGTCACTCTGAAGCCGGTCTCGGTTGGCAGCTTGAGCGCATATTTCGACGCCGCCGTCGATGCGGACGTCGGCGTGGCGCCGGGCGTGTTCGCGAACGGATCGTCGTTCGGTGCGCCGGTGCTGCGGATTGCTTTGCTGCCGGAGGCATTGGCTGCTTCGGGATCTGTTTTTCATCCGGCGGTTGACGATGGTGATCTGCTTTCGCCGGCGTCCCTGACGAATGCGCCGTCGTTTGGCGCGTTGCGGCTGACGTTGCGTTTGTCGCCGACGGCTTATGCTAGCGCCGCAAGCGCATACGCGCCGGCGGCGGGACACGAGGGGGTGATGGGTGCGCCGTCGGTCGCGAGCGGCAGCGCTATTCATGCGCCACGCGTCGATGGTGTGTACGTGTTCGAGGTTATTGGTACGCTGAGTGTTGCCGGGTGGACGCCGCGTCCGGCCGCGCGCAAGCCGCGCGCTGCGGCCTGGCCCAATCTGCCCAAGGTCGAAGCGCCGGCGTGGCGGTTAATGGTGGTGACGCCCGAGGTTGCGCGCGAGCGGGCGCGGTCGCTTTTGGCGCAGCGGCGGCGCTATGAGCAGGCGCGGCGCGCGCGTGAGGCAAAGCGGAAGCTGAGCTGCTATCTCGACGAGATTGTTGAAGCGGAAATTGCTCACGCCGTGGTCCGATTTGTCGGTGAGGACGCGTGAGGCCGCGGAACAATCCAGGGGCTTGGACGTTCTTAACCCGTCAGGGAGGTGCGCCATGCTTCGGGTTGCTTGCGTCGGACTATGGTTGGCGCTTAGTGCTTCGTTTGCCTTGTCCGCGAGCATTATTGGCATGCCGGCGGGCATGATCGCGTTTGAGATCCTTCGGGTGACAGTTTGGATCGGTTTGGCTGTGGGCGCGTTCATGTTGGGACGTGTCTTGGTCCAGGATTGGCGCCGGGACGACAATAACGCGAGTTCCGCCTGAACCAAGGGGCGGGCTTGGGCGTTGAGATGCAACGACTACCCAAGGGAGCAACGCTTATGATTCGAATCAAACAATTTGCAATCGCGGCCGTCCTCGCGGCTGGTGCGGCGTTTAGCACGGCAGCGGCCGGAAACGCTGCGCCGGCGAGTGAGCCGCAATACACCAAAGTCGCCGATCTTGAACTTCAAGTCCAATATCGCGGCGATAATCGCGTGTGCTGCAAACGCGGATACCGGGACTGGTGGTCCACGTATCGTCAATGCCGTCGTTCCGGCGGTTATGTGACGGCGAACCGCGCGTGCCGTGACGGCCGCGTGGGCTATCAGAATACGCGCGTTTGCTGCAAGCGCGGTCGTGCAGATTGGTGGTCGACGACGCGTCAGTGCCGCCGTTCCGGCGGGTACATCGTCGCCAACCGTGCGTGCCGCAGAGACTAACCTATCTTGACGTGACACAGCGGCCGCTTCGGAAACCGGAGCGGCCGTTTGCTTGTTCGTTAGCGATTGCCGCGGCGTGCCGTCACTTCTATTTCGATTTTCATCTTCGGGTCGGCGAGGCCGGCGCTGAACATGGTCGCGGCCGGACGTACGTCGCCCAGGTGCTTGCGCATCGCTGGCCAGCATTGCGGAAAGTCTGCGGCGTTGGGCAGGATGTAGTGCACGCGCACGACGTTCGCGAGTGTGGCGCCCGCTTGCTCCAGCGCCTTGGCGATGTTGCGGAAGCACTGATCGGCTTGCGTCGCGGGGTCGTCTGAAATCGTCATCGTCGCGTAATCATAGCCGGTGGTGCCTGACACGAAGATCCAGTCGCCGTCGATGAGCGCACGCGAATACGCCATGTCGCGCTCGAATGGCGAACCGGAAGAGATTAGTTGAACCATCGCTTTGCTCCTGAAGATCGCGGGTGCGGTCTGTTAGGCGAAAGCGTGTGTGCGGGTCAAACGGAAGGCAGCTCAACCGTGCGGCGCGGCGGGTGTTGTGACGTCCGTGTCGCAAACACGCTCGCTGGCCTGACGCGTAGGCGCGGGCGCTTCGGCCTTTGCGTCTTTTCGGGATTCGTCGTTTGCGACTTCGATTTTGGCCGGTGCGGCGGCTTCGTGTTCCGCGTTGTCGCCGGCGGGCCGCGCGTCGTCTCGCGGTTCGATTTGTTCGCTGCTGTCGGGCGATGGTTCGGCGCGCTTGCCGTTTTGCGAGAACAGGCAGATCCGCGGGCCGGTGGGCAGGTCTTTTTCAGCGGTGACGATCGATTTGCCGGCCGCTCGTTGCGCGTCATGCGCCATCGCCGGCGCGGTCCAAAGGACCAGCCCGGCTAGCACTGCAGCAATGGCGAATGGCGCACGCATCGGTTCCCCCAGCAGGCGTCAGGTGGGGCCCGATCGTCAAGAGCCAAGCACACGTGGATTGCGATTAACGGTGCTGCGGTCGTGCGCGGTCACACCGGCGATGACGCCAGGGAATCCAGCAACTTAAGAGGTCTCATGCCGACTCTTCCCGATCTGGTCGTGACGTTGTGGGGGCGCCGGCAGGCGCCGCAGGTGGTCGGCGAGTACCGCCAGGCGCTGGAGGGGCGCGATCTGCTGCTCAGGGACCTCGCCATGTTTTGCAACGCGGCCGCGCCCATTCAGGGCGGCGGCGAATTCGATCGCGGCGTTGAAGAGGGCAAGCGCCGCGTGTGGCTGCACATCACCCGGATGTGCGGCTTGGAGCCCTCCGACTTTGTGACCATTGCCGATGGAGGAAGACCACATGATTGACGCGTCCGCCTTAGACGACACTTCGCCTGCGTTCACGTATGACACGGGACCGAGCGAAGCGGCGGGGACCGCGGCTGATCCGTTTGGCGAAAGCGCCGAATGGACGTCAACGCTTTCGCCCGAACTTCGACAGATCGTCGAGACCAAGGGCTACAAGACGCCGGCCGACGTGGTGCAGGCCTATGCGCATGCGCAGCGTGCGATCGGCGCGGACAAGATTCCGCTGCCCAAGGACGGTGTGTGGGACGAGGTCGCGCGCGCGAAGCTCGGCATCCCGCGCGAGGCCGGCGGTTACAAACTGAACCGGCCGGAGCTGCCGCAGGGCATCACGTATGACGAGGCGTTCGAGAAGGCGGCGCTGCCTGTCGCGCACAAGCTGGGTCTGACGCCAGCGCAGGTGCAGGGGCTGCTCGAGTTCTATGCCGGGCATCAGTCGCACTCGCTTCAATCGACTATGCGCGGCCGCATGGAGGACGAAACGCAGTCGGTCGGCTTGCTGCAGCAGGAATGGGGACCGACTTACGACGCGAAGGTGGCGCAAGCCGCGCGCGCCGCACGCTATTTCGGCGGCGAGCCACTGATCGAGTTCTTGAACCAGAGCGGCATCGGCAACAATCCAGAACTCGTGCGCACGTTCGCGAAGATCGGCTCGATGATGACAGAGGATTCGCTCAAGATCGGGCGCGCGCACGGCTTCTCCATCACACCCGAGGAAGCGCGGCGCGAAGCGACCAAGCTGATGGGCTCACCCGCCTACACCAACCGCGACCATGCGGAGCACGGCTCGACCGTCGAGCAAGTGCAGCAACTGTTCGAGCGTGTGTATTCGAACGAGTTTTGAACCGTCGTCGTGTCGTCGATCATACCGGCGATATCGGTGGCGGGCCGGTGAGGTTTAGGCGAGCCCCGGGCCTGCAGTCATACAGAATCAACTCGGAGAAATGGCGATGCGCTTACGCAGTCGTGGCCCGCAGGGCTTTGGGAGTGGCGTGCGATACGACGGGCCGCTCGATTTGCGGGCGCCGGAAGATCGGTTTGGAACCGATGATCAAGTCGATGCGCGCTTTCGGCGGCCAATTGAAGTCCCGAAGATCGACGAGGCGATAGACGAGTTTTTCTGGAATTGGCAACATGGTGATGACGCGGGAGCCCGCAAACAGGCGGCGGACATTTTGAGCCTAACCGGCGCCCACTTTCAACAGCAAGGCGTGCCCGTGTTCGCGCGTCCAATCCTGCCTCCTCAACTTGCGGGCCATGTCGCCGATGCTCTTCGGCGTTTGCCGAAGCCTCACCAAGCGAAGGAGTTCGAGCGCCTCGTGGAGGCTTTTGAACCCGGCGTGCGCCGAGGCGTTTCGCAAGAGGTAGCTCAGCTCATGCCGTCACTGCCCGGCACTGGCGCTCGTTCCGGGTCCGGAGGATCTGTTCAAGGCATCCCACACGCGCCGACGTGGAAGCCGCAGCCAAGATTCTCGTTGTTTGGGGAACGGCCGCGCGTGCCGGCAAACGCTGGACCCAACGAGCGCTCGTGGGACCGAGAGTTTCAGGAGCGAACGCAGGAAGGCGGCCGAATTCGTGACGACTACGAGAACCGTGAGGCATGGACAAGCCTTGGCGGCGTGTTTCGCACGCCGCGAGAGAAGCTCACGCTGGACGAGAGGGCAAAGCAGCAGGCGAAGGGCAACCCACCGATCTTTCTGAGTGGCAAAGCACCGCACCCGGATGATCCGTATAAAGATCGTGTTTCATGGCCGGTGCAGCCGGAGGACGGGAAAACCGAGGTTGAAATCATAAGCCCGTATGATCTGAGAGAGCGCAATGGGCGGGTGGAGTTCCATCCCGGGGTCGACCTTCGGAACCGCGAACCGAATGGACCGGTCTTCTCGCCGAGAAATGGAACCATTCTTCGGATCGAAGAAAACTCCGCAGAGGGCGGTAATCAGATTTTCATCTTGAACGATGACGGAAGTATCGTTGGTTTCTCGCATACTGGAGCACTCAAGGGCCTGCAAGAAGGTGATGAGGTCTATACTGGTCAGCAGATTGGCGTGTCCGACGGTTCCGGAACTTGGGACTCAACCGCTCAGACACCGGCGCCTCACACACACATTTCTTACTATCCTCCGGGATCACCAGTCGATCCCGTTACCAAGAAACCGCTGTCAGCACCGAATGCTCGCGATCCAAATGCTCCGGCTCGTTTGCAGAGCGATCCCTTGTCCGGCCTTGAACTAATGCGCGATGCGCGAAGGCTGAACCCGGAAGGCTACACCGGGCGCACGCCGGTGCGGTTCCTACCCAGGAAACGAATTCCATGGCCGCCGAACTAACGAGGAAGGGGCGAATAGGATACGCTGCACTCGCCATCCACCGTAGAGGCCCCAGTCTCGAGATCCCAGGCGACAAGAATTCGGTAGCGGCCTGGCTGGACAAATACCGGCGCAAACTTGGCTCCGTCATGCCCTTTGATCTCGCCAACGTTGAATTCCACCTCCTTCATCTGCGGAAACGCTTCGGGCGAGATCATAAGTTCCACTGCCGGATGCGGATAGACGATGAACGTTCCAGGGTTGTTGTGTTTGTCATACACCGCGAGATAAGGGCCGTGAGGGTAGGGCAGGGTGATTTTCAGCGTGCTGTGCTGGTTCACGGTCTTTGGAGCGCACTTCATGGTGTCGCGGGATGAACGTGCGCCGGCGTCGTCTGGCGCCGCCGAAACCAAAGCAAGCGCGCCGATGGCAAAAACGGTTTGTAGAATGACGGATCGCATTATGCTGTGACCTCACACAAATCCACGGTGTAAGCACAGCAACCAGTTGAGGCGAAATTGTGTCGACCGGGCCAGCGCCGGCGCCGACACCTGATAGGCAGCCAATCGCAATTGAATCGTCTTGCTCGATGACGGCTCTATCGTAGGTTCGCACATACAGGCGCCTTGGAAGGTTTGGAGGCGGGTGATGAAGTCTACGCGGGTCAGATGATCGGTGTGTCCGACGGGTCGCGCAAAAAGAAGGGTGGGTCGCGTGTTCCTGCGCATACACATATTTCCTACTACCCGCCGGGGACGCCGGTAGATTCTGAAACAATGAAGCCGCTGCAAGGGCCGAGTCCGCACAGTCCTGCCACGACGGCAAGAACCCAGAGCGATCCGCTGACCGGTTTGGGTTATCAACGGCCGCCTCGCAGGCTCAAGCCGGAAGGCTACACGGGGCAGCAGCCAACGCGGGAGGACCGCTCTTAGTAGAATTGGACGCTTGCCATCATCGCTTGAGGATGACGCGACACCAGCCTTCGATTGTCGGACCACCGTCGGTCTCGAAATGACTCCCCAGGTTGATCATGTAGCGGCCAGGTTTGTCGAACACAGGCCGCTGTCGGCCATTTTCCCAGACCCGGATATCATTGACGCGGATCGACAGAGACCGCATCCGGTAGAAACCTTCAACAGCTGGGTGTGCCGTTGCAGGATAGATGAAATGCTTGTCTCTTTCGGCGTAGTTTCCATCCGGGAATACTGCCAAGTAAGAACCGTGCGGATAGGGCATGTTGATGGTGAGTACCGAATCGCGTGTGACGGTCGACGGCGAGCACTTCATTTTGTTCCACGCTTCGCCTTCGCGGTAGGGTCCCGGGCTATGACGGTTGGATGGCCGGGGAGGATCGGACTCTACATATTCGACCTCGCACCAACCGTCGACGATTGGGTTCGGCGTATCGAAGCCCGATCCAACGAAGATCGCGTGGCGGCCTGTCGTCCAGAACGCATTTTGGAGGCCGTAGAAGACTCCCCGAATGTCGCGAACCTTCCAGCTTACCGTGGATAAAGTGCGGAACTTGGCTGCCTTCAGCATCAATGGCCATCGAGGCCGCGGATACACGACGTGAACCGGAATCTGGTGCCAGTCTGAGGCTATGACTAGAAAGTCGCCGTGAGGTTCAGGCATCCGGATGGTGAGTATCGAATCGTCATGCAACACCTTCGGTTCGCAGGACAGGACTTTGTGCGAATGCTTCTTGAAGAGGTCGAGCAGGTGGTCGTCCGATCTCGCCGTGGACGGCGCGACCAGAGATACGAATGAGAGCAGAAGTGCCAACAAGCGTGCGTTCGACATGAGCAGACTCCCACCAGAGCGGGCGCGATTTGACCTCGGTTTGTGGCAATTCTGAGCCCAAATCTGTCACGGCTCGACCTTTTTATGCCGTGTGGCGAGGGGGGCGCATTCTCTAGTTAGGCCTGCCCGCCGGACAACGAACTTCCGCGGACACGCGCGCTTCGCGCCCCGCTGCATGCCTGTAAGTCGGGCCGGTTTCTAGAGCGCTCGTTAGTCGCTCAGGAGGCGGCCGCCCGTTTCGGTCGGGACCCGCTCCGCTTCACTCGTAAATCTGAAACAAGCAATCCCCCAACGCCAGAGGCTTCGGGGGACTCAAGAGGCGGAGAGAGACTCAATGTCTACTCAAGTGACGACCGCGTTCGTTCAGCAGTATGCGGCGAACGTGATGATGCTGGCGCAGCAGAAAGGTTCGAAGCTGCGCGATGCCGTGCGCGTCGAGAACGTGACCGGCAAGCAATCCTTTTTCGACCAGATCGGCGCGACGGCGGCACGCCGGCGTACCTCGCGGCACTCGGATACGCCGCGCATGGATACGCCGCACGCGCGCCGGCGTTGTTCGCTGGAGGATTTCGACTGGGCCGACATGATCGATCAGGAGGACAAAGTCCGTATGTTGATCGATCCGACGTCGACCTATGCGAAGTCGGCGGCGAACGCGATGGGTCGCGCGATCGACGAAGTCATCGTCGATGCGATCCGCGGCACGTCCTTTACGGGCGAGACGGGGTCGACGGCGGTGACGCTGCCTGCCGGGCAGAAGATCGCAGTGGCGGCTTCGGGGTTGACGTTGGCCAAGCTGATTTCGGCGAAGAAGCTGATGGACGCGGCCGATATCGACAACGAGGGCCGCTATATCGCGGTGACGTCGGAGCAGCTTGAAGATCTGCTCAACAACACGACCGTGACCTCGGCCGACTTCAATACGGTGAAGGCGTTGGTACAGGGCGAGCTCGAGACATTCCTCGGCTTCAACTTCATCCGCGTCGACGGGTTGCGCATCGACGGTGGAAAGATCCTGCCGTTCATCACCGGATCGGACCGCGCGGTGGTGGCGTGGCAGAAGGACCAGGTGGTGCTTGGCATCGGCGCTCAGCCGCAAGCGCGCATCACCGAACGCGCCGACAAGAACTATGCGACGCAGGTGTTTTACTCGATGTCGGTCGGGGCCACGCGCATGCAAGAAGTCGGCGTCGTCGAAGTCGCCTGCCTCGAATAATCGCGATCATCTAGTAGGAGACATCACATGGCAGTTCTTTACGGCGCCTATACGACGCCGCGTTCGACCACGCCCGTGGGCCAGGTCGACGGCAGCGTTCAAGGCGGGCACGTGCGCGTCTATCGCGAGAAGATTACGCTGGCATCGCAAACGACCTCGGACACGATCGTGGTCGCTTATCCGTCGGCGGGCGAGACGTTCTTGTACGGTACGCTGCGCAGCGACACCTCGCTTGGCAGCTCCACGGTCGCGATCGGCGTTTCCGGTACGACCGGGAAATACCGCTCCGCGGCGGTGTTCACGTCGACAACGGCTTACGAGACGTTCGGCGTGGTTGCGGCCGCGTCGGCGAAGCTGACGACCGACGAGACCGTGTTCATCACGATCGCCGCGGCGTCGCTGCCGGCGTCGGGCACGTTGTTCGTCGATCTCTATTTCGCGCAAACCTGATACGCGCGTTTACACATGATGGCGGGGCCTCACCGGGCTCCGCCTTTTCTTTGTCCAACATAAGCGGGCGAGACATCCGATGAGGCCGAGCGGCACTTCTTCCTTCGACGATGATGATGACGACGGCGTGCCGGGTACGTTGCGCAATGCGCCGGTCGAGCCCGTCGACGCGCCACCGCGCGAGAAGCCGATCGCGGCGCAGCGCGCGGGTTCGATGGCGCGGACCACCAAGGTCTACCGGCAGCAGGAGGGTACGGTGTTTCCGCGCGAACTGCTCGAGTTCGCGATCGACGCGGCGCGCGAGGGGTATGTGCGCACGGCCAACATGGGGGCCGCCTTCAACATGATGAAGCGGCAGGTGAAGGACCGCTGGACGGTGGAGAAGGGGCCGTCCGGTTATGTGTTCAAGGAGCATGTCCATCCGCTTGAGTCGTACTTGCGGCCGAGCGCCCGGCACGCAGGGGCACACAAAGCGCCGCCGCCGATGCCGCGCGAGAAGCCCGCCTCTCCGGAATCCGAAGCGGTTGCCGATGCGCGCAAGCGTTGGGACACGGCGAAGACCTCTGGCGATGCCGGCGCGATGACGCGCACGGCCAACGATCTTCTGCGCGCCGTCGAGGCCGACCGCCCTTCAAGCGGCGAACCCGCGCCAGCGCAAACGGAAGGTGGGCGGCATCCGGCGAGCGAGGTGCTCGCGCCGGAAGGCTCTCACGATAGCGGCAGCCCCGAAAGCTCTGCGATCGCCAGCGCTGCAGGCTACGCGGTCGCAACGGCGGCGAGGGCCGGTACCGAGGGGATGTTCGCGTCGTCGTCAGGCGGAAATGCCGGTCCCGAGCGCTCTCACGCTGCACCGGATGGCGACGACACGACCGTGGTGCCCGCGGATGAGGCCGAACCGAGTCCGCCTGACCTGGACCGTGAGGAGGCAAGCGGGAGCGTGCGGACGCTTCCCTATCGACCCGACGACGACCGCGCCGAAGTTGTGGAACTCGTCAAGCGTGAGCGCGGTCGGGTCAAGTTTGAGAAGCTGTATGACGATCGGGTGCGGGAGAACAGGCAGTGGCACGAGGTGACGTTTGGCACAATCAGGACAGACAACGACAGGCCGATTGTTGCGCGGCGAAACCGCGGGCGCGAACGACGAATGGACACGAATTGTTTCGGATATGTGTTCGCGAATGGGGAGGTCTGGATTGACCCGCAAGTCGACGAGGAGGGGCAGACACGCCCAACCGACCAAATTGCCATCATCTTGGAGGACGACTATGAGCCCGTTCGCGATGGCGCGCGGGTAGGTGATGTCGTTGTTTACCGCGACAGGGAGGGTAAGCCGGTCCATGCCGCGGTCATCACCTCGATCACCGTCGTGAATGGGCGGCCGCGCATACGTGTGCGCGGAAAAAGGGGAACGCTCGACGAAGGGCCGATTGAGACCGATATCGATAAACAATGGCCGGGGGCGGATCCTGAGAATCGCTTTCCGCACCTCCGCGATCGCCGCTATCGGTGGGAGTTTCACCGTCGGCGACGTTAGTCACTTTCGTGACCATGCCCGCCGCCCTAGACTGGACAGGTTGAATGAGCGAGGTGCGTGATGCGGCTTGCACTCTTACTGGCGCTGCTATGTTGCTGGGCTATCAGTCCGACCGCGCGGGCATGCGAACGGCCGGCGGCGAACGGCGATGTGTTTCTGGATGTGCGAGGTGATGAGCTTCGCATTCTGATCGTCAATGTCAGCGACGCGTGCATGATACGATTCATCGACGTGTACGAGATCGATTACGAACGGCCACTGCGCGACGTGCCGTGGATGTTGTATTGGAAAGTCAGCGACCTGCGCGGGCGCATGTTGAGCCGCACCGATTATCTGAGCAGCGGCTGGTACGGCTATGGATCTTCCGGCCGCCTCATCTATTCGGACAGCGCGCCTTTGACGAGGCCGCCAACGGTGTTGCGGCCTGGCGAGTCGCGCTTGGTGCGCGTGAGTCTGCACGCCATGATGCAGCATGTGTCGGGTGTCCTTCTGATGGAGAAGAAACCGGACCTGCCGTGGGGGCGCGCGGTGCAAATCGAGTTACAGTTCCACGCCTTCGACAGACCCGCAGCGCGCGGGCCGACCGCGAACGTGGTGGACGTCACGTCCAACGCCTTCGTCTATAAATTGCGCGACGCGCCGTACTAAGCGGCTCTCCTTCTTTCACTTCCGTTTTTCACCTCCCTCTCACACGAAAGGGTCGATGCATCATGCCGACTTTGGGCGAGTATTCCGAAGTTGCGATTTGCAACATGGCGTTGGCGGAGATCGGGCGCGGGGCGCAGATCACGTCGATCGACGAGGCGTCGCAGGCGGCGCGTGCGTGCAAGCTGCGCTATCCGTATGCGCGCGATGCTTGTCTGCGCGCGTATGACTGGAATTTTGCGGCGCGGCGCGCGGAGTTGCCGAAGAATGCCATCGCGCCGGCGTTCGAGTACGCGAACGCTTACGATCTGCCAGCCGACTGTCTTCTCGTGCGGTCGGTGTTCGACGGCGATGCGGAGAAGTGGGTCGTCGAGGGGCGGCAGATCCTGACCGATATAGGGGATCCGATCTTCATCAAGTACACGGCGCTCGTCACACAGACGGCGGCGTTCGATCCGCTGTTCGTCGAAGCGCTGTCAGCGCGTGTGGCGTCCGACATCGCCGTGCAGTTGAGCGAGAGCGTCAGCCGTGCGCAGGGGCTATGGCAGGTCTATCAGTCGAAGCTGGTCGAGGCGCGGCGGCGCGATGCGCAAGAGGGGCAACCCGACAGCTTGCCGCGCGGCAGCTGGGCCGATGCCCGGCTTGACGGCGGGGCCGGCGTCTATCGCGATTGGCGAGGTGAGTAATGGCGCGCGTCAACATACAACAGCCCTCGTTCGTTGCGGGCGAGCTGAGCCCGCGTCTCTATGGGCGCGTCGATTTGCAGAAGTATCCGGCGGGAGCGGAGACGGTCGAGAACTATATCGTGCGGCCGGAAGGCGGCGTGATGCGGCGGCACGGCACGCGGTTCGCCGGCGAGACGCGGGCGCACGCGAAGCAGTCGCGGCTGATCCCGTTCGTGTTCTCGACGGTGCAGGCTTACATGCTGGAGTTTGGCGACGGGTATATCAGGTTCTGGAAGGACTATGCGCCGATTACATCGTCGACGGTGACGATCAGCGGCGTCAGCAAAGCGAATCCCGCGGTCGTAACCGCGACCGCGCACGGTTTCGTCAACGGCGACAAGATCATTGTGGCGGGCGTCGGCGGCATGGGGCAGGCGAACAATCGCGAGTTCACGGTCGCCAACAAGACCGCCGACACCTTCGAACTGTCGGGCGTGGATTCGAGCGATTACGACACCTACACGACGGGCGGGACCGTATCGAGGATTTATGAGATTCCGTCGCCATATCCCGAAGCTCAGCTGGATGGGCTATTCGTATCGCAATCGGCCGATACGCTGTACATCGCGCATCCGAATCGTCCGCCATATTCGCTGACGCGGACGGGTCATACCGCATGGACTCTTGCAGCGCTGCCGCTGGAACGGGGGCCATTCGCGGCGCTAAACGGTGACGACTCGCTCCGGGTGATGTGCATGCCGTCCGGCAATCAACCCGGCGACAGCATGACGATCAAAGCGAGCGGTCCGATATTCACCAAAGCGCATGAAGGCAGCTATTTCTTCATGCGCGAAATGTATTTGGATCAATTGGCAGTGAGCCCTTGGGCGTCAACGCTGGCGCTCTCGACCGCGCTAGGCACGCAGGTTTCGAGCAGCGGCAACGTCTATGAGCTCGTCAATGTGGGCGCCGGCACGTCGACCGGTAGCGTGATCCCCTCGCATACGGAAGGCGACGCCTGGGACAATCCGACGGGCGGGTCAGGCACAAACTACAAGAAGTGGCGCTATCTGCATTCGCGCTGGGCGATTGTCCGGTTGGACACGTTCGGCAACTCGAAGAACATGTCGGGCACCATCATCACGTATCTCTGCAACGGGCTCGGGCCGCCGTTTAAGACTATCACGAACGTGGCGAACAGCAGCGGCTTGTTCAGGGTGACGTTGGCAGCGCACGGGTACAACGAGGGGGACTACGTCTCCATCGAGAGCGTGGGCGGCATGACGGGGGCCAATGGCGATTGGAAGATCATCAACGTCACGGCAAACACGTTCGATCTTGCCAATTCGATCGCTCTTGGAACTTATACCTCGGGCGGCAATGCGCGCCGTTATGCGACGTGGCTCTGGGCGCACAGTGCGTTCTCGGAAGCGCGCGGGTATCCCGCGGTCGTCGCGTTGCACGAGCAGCGCCTTGTTTTCGGCAATACGCTGCAGCAGCCGTTCGGATTTTGGGCATCGGCGTCGGCGGACTTCGGCAACTTCCTACCAGGGACGCGCGACGACGAAACCATCGGCTACAATATTGCGGCGAACCAGGCCGATCCCATCCGCTGGATCACGTCGGGATCGGATCTTGCGATCGGGACGCTGAGCCAGGAGTTTGCGGCGTTCGGCGGCGGGCTTGGCGATCCGATCACGCCCACGAACACACGCATCGTGCCGCAATCGGGCGAAGGTTCGAACGGTGTGCCGCCGGCGAAGGTCGGCGTCGAGACGCTGTTCGTCAATCGCTCGGGACGCAAAGTGTTTTCGCTGGCCAATCAGTCGGATGTCGGCGCCTACGTCGCCACGGACCTCTTGGAACTGGCGGAGCATCTCACTCTGAATTCGACGATCGTGCGGGTCGCGTGGGCGAAGAACCCGGCGTCGCTGTTGTGGGCCCTGCGCAGCGACGGCGTGCTGATGTCGATGACGTACCGGCGCGAGCAGCAGGTTTATGCCTGGGCGAAGCATCCGATGGACGGCTTCGTCGAGAGCATCGCGGTCATCCCTTCGCCCGACGGCACCATCGACGATCTGTGGGTGATCGTGCGGCGGACGATCAACGGCGTGACCAAACGCTACGTGGAATATCTGGCGCCGCCGTTCGAGCCGACGCATCCGCACGACAAGAGTCTGATGGGCTATCTCGACAGCGCGCTGCGTTACGCGGGGCCGGCGACGAGCGCTCTGTCAGGCTTGTTCCATCTTGAGGGGCGGACTGTGAAGGTTGTTGCCGACGGCGCGCTGCAGCCAGATCGTGTCGTGACGGGCGGCAAGACCGCGCTTGAGAATCCGGCGACCAATGTGTGGGCTGGGCTTACCTATATCAGCCGATTGCGCACGCTGCGCCTCGACGCGCCGGCGATGGGCGGCGCGCAAGGCAAGACGAAGCGCGTGCTGCGTCTGACGGTGCGCGTGCATCTGGGCATCGGTGGGCTCGCGGGGCCGGCCGACGAGAGCCAGATGGAAGACCTCGTGCGGCGCGAGCAAGGCGACGCGATGGACGCAAGCCCACCGATCCGCTCCGGCGATTTCGACGTCTTCCTCGCCAGCGACTTCGACCTCGATGGGCGGGTGGCGTTCGTGCAGTACGACCCGATGCCGCTCGACGTGCTGTCGATCATGCCGGTGATGAGCGTGGTGAATGGGTAGGCAATCGACGATTTCGGGAGATGAGAGATGTGTCTTCATGGATCGCGAAAGACGTTCGTGGACTATTTCTCACCGGCGGAGCTACGCCGACAATCTGAGAGCCGCATCCTGGACGGGAGGAAGAGCCGCCGAATGCGGCCGCTGTGCGCGTAGAGACGTTGGACGGTAGCGTGTTGAGCCCAGCCTGGCCCGGAAGCGGTTGGTATTCTCGGGCGACGATATCATCGATTTTTCGCTGACGCGTTTTCCTCCAGGCGAAGCGCGGATCAAACGTTGGAACGTCGACCGGATGTTGTCACGCATCGACGCCTATCGGAAAGCCGAGGGTGAGGGTCCGATGCCGTGGGGATCGATCGTCGCCGTGCGCTTGCGCTTCACATTATTTGCGGATGCTGAAGCGTTGGCGGGACGTCTTCGTGACGATATCAAGCACGTCGAGATCGAGACATCGCCATTTCTCTACGTGCTGCCCGCAACGGCCTGGGAGGTGTTCATGGATGCCGAGCCGGTGCTTGGACAGTTTCTGGCACACGCAAGACTCCCAGAATATCGATCAGATCGAGAAAGTGCGTCGTTCGCGCTAACGCCGATGATGCCGCCGCTGCTTGGGTGACTGAGGGATTGGCGCGTGATGACTCTTGAGCGTTGCGCCGTTATTTTTATGATCGTGAGGAAAACATGTGTTCACTCGCAGGCGTTATGGCCGGGGTTCAGTTTGGGGCGCAGATCGCGCAGGGTGCTGCCGCGAATAAAGCGGCCAAGGCGAATGCGATTCAGGCCCAAAATGAGGCGCGTTATGCGCAGCAGTCGGCTGTCGCAGAGGCCGAGCAGATTCGTTACAACAATCAGCGGGACATCGGCACGTTCCGTGCCGCGTTCGGCGCACGCGGCGTTGCCGGCGATAGCGCGTCGTTGGTCGACGTCATTGCGGAGGCGGCCGGCAACCTCGACTATGCCGCGTTGGTGAAAGAGCATGAGGGCCAACTCGCGCGGTATCACGGAGACGTGCAGGCAAAGCGCATGCGGGAGGCCGGGCGAAACGCGATGTATGAGTCGATCCTCGGCGGAGTCGTCGGCTTTGCCTCGCAGGGGATTCGAACGGATTGGTGGGCTGGCAAAGGCATTGGCTAGAGCTTGCTTAGCCGTCAGTGTACACTTAGCCGGCAAATTGTCCTGCCTCGGGTGAATCCCATTGATGATGCATGTTCTGAGGGTCGTCTCCTTTGCGCTAATCGCCATGGCGGCCGCCGTCGTCGCGGAGGCGGCGACATGGCCGGACGCCGAAAAGGAGATCGCGGCGTGTTTCCAGACCATGGACCGGGATCCCGCGCTTGCCGTCGTGAATGCGAAGTTTGCGCGGCGTAGTCCGTCGGCGGCGCAGTTGGCTGATGCGCGTTTTGCGGACGAGGGCGAGGCCGCCGCTTTGCGGCTTCGGGTGCGGAAGACGCGGCCTTGCCGCGAGCTGCGGTTGGCGGCGGTGAAGTCGCATCATCCGTTGTTGGAGCCGGCTTACGCGACACTCTACTACCAGGCCGATCAGGTGTTCGATTATTTACAGCAGGGCGCCATTTCGTATGGTGCGGCGAATGGGCTTTCCGCTGAGGCGCTTGCGTTGTTTCAGACACGTGAGCGCGCTTACTTCGCGGCGACCAGTGTTGAGCGCGTTGCGCTCGCCGACAGTTGGCGCGACGAACTGCAGCGCGGGCACTCGAACCCACCGCCGCCACCGTCGCACGCCTGTTCGTGGCAAGGACTCAACATCGTCTGCACGTAACGGCGCGCTAACCGCCTTCACTTGTGGCGGGCCGCGCGCGGCCGTGATCGCGGAGCGTTGTTTCAACTGAATTCTGGCACTTGAGGAGACGCGCATGCTGAACCATGTGGGCCGATATGACTGGAGCTTGCACAATGACGCGCTGCGACCGAGCGTTCTTGGCCGCGCGGCGAGTCGCAAAGCTCATGTCTTGGAGAAACCTTCCGATGGGAGTGATGACCCAGAAGAGGCACCACGGTCGGCCGAGACGACGGCGAAGCAGCATCAGGCGTTGCGCGCGCTTTGGAGTGGTGACGTGGGCGCGCACGCGGCATCGCTTGACTCAGTCATCCATAGCTGGCGCAAGGACAACGCGGCTGGTGGGCGTGGCGTGTTCGAACACTTGCCTCTACCGAACGATCTTGCGCGCTCGATGGCGCGCGTCTTCGACCAAATGGACAGACAGAAGAAACAGCCGGCGTTCGACTCCCTGATCTCACGCCTCGATCCCAGCGTCAGGGCCCATGTGGCGCAGCAAGTTGCGGGATCGATGCAGCGAATCTCTTTAGCGGATGCTCATTATTCAGCGCGCCCTCCCGCGGATAGTCCGGTGGGACGCCAACTTGCTGAAGACTTATCTCGGACCAACCTGAAGCCTTATGCGCAGGCGATCACTCGATCGACTCCGGATGACGGCGGTCCCGGTGGGCGTATGGCGTTAGCGCTAAGGGACGAAATCGAAGGCCGCGACGGTACCATTCGTGGACCGGCGCGTGCGGCGGTGGAGAGTGACCACGTGGTGCAATACGTACCGTCCAGTGACGGAGACCGCAGGGGATTGCCCCGCAATCGCGGGGGCGGGCAAGCGAGAGAAGTCATCCTACCGGCCATTCCGATGATCGTCGGTTGGATTGCGCGCGAGCGTCTAATCAAGGCGGCGAAGAGTGCGGCCTATTCGGCCGGTGCTGACATCGTGGTTAGTATGGCCGCAAATTCGCTCAAGCCGCGTGACAAATGGGAGTATCCAGATTGGCGGAGCGTGCTTATCTCCGGGGCTCAGGGTGCCGCAAGTGGGTTTGTGGATCTTTCGCCGGTCGAGCCTTGGAAGTTGGAGGCGGGAATCGCAGTCCTTGGATCCTTGGTTGAAGACATGGTGACAGCTGAGGAAGGTAAGGAGGCCGAACTCAATTATTGGGGCGCCATCGGCGCTGGCGTTGGCGCCGGCCTTTGGGGGAAGTATGGTAAGGAGAGATTCCGGAATAAATTTGGTAGCACGGATTGGTCGCAGGCTTCTGGTAAGTTAGTATCTAAGCTGATCAAGGAAGTGTTTGCGGTAGAAGTAGAGTTCCTTTCCCAAGAAGCGTTGAAGCTTTTCATGGAGGGCTTCAGTCGCTTCATCGAGAATGCGGATGCTGCGATGGACTACTTGGAGCAGCAATTCAACGACTGGTTTTGGCAGGATGACAGAGACCCCACCTCCTGAGAACGCCGAGTCAAGCCGCGCCGAACGCTTTTGGCGCGGGTTTGTGAGCGGAACACTTTATATGTTGGTGGCGCTCTGCCTCATTCCCGTTGCGGCTTGGTTTCGCGGTCTGGGCGTCGAGCGCGTGATTGAGGCGACGGTCACTATCGCAGGCTTGTCGGTCGCCTGGGGCGTCGCCGTCGGTCTTGACGTCGCGTTTTCGCGGCAGCGCCATCTTTGACTGTGCCTGACGCCTTTTGCGACAACGCCGCCAAAAGCGGTGCCGCTTGAAGCCGCTATAATCTGCTTTCTCTAACTTTGTCCTGGTTTAAGGCGCGCGGGGCGTTTGCCGCGCGAAGGCGCACGACGTTTTTTGAGGCTGATCGCAGCATGGCCAACAAGATCACGATACCCAAACTTGGTTCGAAAATCGCTGAGCTCGGGAAGCTTGAATATCAAAAACCGTACAACACCGTCGCGCCATTCGCCGACGCATTCCTTACTTTGGCTGATGCGATCAAGGCGCGTAACGATGCCGATGAGGGCGCGCGGGACGCGGCGGATGCGGGCGACCAACACAGGCGCGCGCCGGGTTCGAGTGACGACGATGCGCCGGAGCCGCCGCATTCCTCGGAGAGCGACCGCGATCCGTCCGCGCGCGGGCGGCGGGCTTATCCGGCGTACGTGTTTGACGATCAGCTGCGGCGGCTGGCAGACGAGCGGCGGCGGCAGCGCCGGGCGTATATTGGCGAAGCGATGGACGATCTTGCGGACGCGGCGTTCAAGGACCCGTCGCGTATCGGTGACTATCGCGATGAGGCGGACGGCCTCTCGGGTATTGTCGGCGACGACGACGCCGAAGATCTTGCCGCGGCGCGCGAGCGCATGAACGAGCAGTATTTTCGCGGACTCATCAGGGACAATCCCAAGGCCGCGTTGGAAATGCTGCGCAGCCGAGCAGGTTATGCGCAGGAAGATCTCGGCATCTCGGAAGAGGCGCGCGAGGACTTGGAGACGGCAGCGCAGCGTGCGTTTGATACCGAGCAAAACCTGCCGCATATCAACGCGCAGGTGAAGATGCTCGATACCCGCGCTGGGCTTCGGGTCTACGGCGTTAAGCCAGGGATGAAGCCTCGCGAGATGTGGCGCGGTTATCACGACATTATCGATGCTTACGATTGGGATGCGAAGAGCGCGGAGCGGTTGGAGCCCGAGTTCGACAAGACAGTGCGAGAAGCGCAAACCTACGCCAAAGCGATCGCAATGACCGCGCACGACATCTTGCGCGGCCGTGCGACCAGGTGGGATCGGATCGAGCGTGCCGATGCCGTAGACGCCTTCGTGAAGGCCGTTGTGGGTGAGAGCGTTTGGACAACACCTGCGCGTCATCGCATGGCGTGGATCTCTCGGGCGGCAAGTCACACGCCGAACGTGGTGCGCGAGTCCATTCGCAGCGGCGTGTATGCGCGCGATGCCGGGAAGCGGGCTTTTGCGGGGCGCATGCTCATGGATCTGGAGGATGCGGGCGATCCGGCGCACGGATTGCTCGAATGGGCGCCGCCCGACATCCGTGCGTTCGGCCACGATTTCGGTGCGTTGACCCACGCGGGATTCAGCGACGATGCGGCCGTGAAGAGGATCGAGGCGGCCGCGTCTCTTACGCCGGAACAACAAGAGTCGCGACGGCATGCCTTTGATGTTCGCTTGGATGGCGCCGCGTTCTGGGACACGTTGCGTGAAGCCGTCGACATCGAGCCGCGTGACCTTCTCTACCGGCCGGAACGCGACAAGATTGTCGAGGATCGAGGGCCCTATGTCGATGACGGACGGGCCAAAGCCTCCGAATTGGATTATGGAAGTCCATATGGCGGGATCATCCCCGGTGGGGTGACACCGGGGCCTTCGGGGCGGCGTGATGCGCGTCTCTATGACGACGCGGACCTGCAGACCGTACGAGACTATCGGCAGCCCATTCTCGATGTCGCCCAAAAGCTCGGCGTGAGTGAGACGGCCATCGGCGGGTGCATCGCAGAGGAGCTTGACGATGCGCGACGCCGCGGACTGCTGGAGGACGGTCAGTCCTTCTTCAAGTGGCTGATACTAAGTCGAAAGACGCACAAGGACATTGCGGCCGACTACGACGCTTGGGAGCAGGAGCTGGCGCGGAATCCGCTCGCCGGCGATCCCCAGACGGGGTTTGGTGTCATCGCCGATATGGTGACCACCGGGATCACCAAGGCCCGGTATCCGGCGACGCTCGACATCGGACACGGCAAGATCCGTCTCCATACGGCCATCCGGATGTTGCGCGAGTATAACCAGAGATATCCCAACTCCGACCCGCTGGGTCTCAAGAAATACAACAACGCGTATGATGTGCTTGCGCACGATTTGGGGTCAGCGCGCGCACCCGCCACCGCCGCTTTTGCCGGCCTGATGGTGGAAGAGGCGACGCGCTGGTTCGAGAGCAAAATCCCCGATGCGTGGGGGCGTATGGCAATCGAGGACCGTGACGCATTGATCGTCGAGTACTACAATCAAGGCCGCGAGCGAATTCGCGCGAGGTACGACGAGGATATGAAACGCGACGGTTACTACTCGCCTGAGCCGGGCGAATCCGGCAAGCGTCATAGGGTCAATGCCGGATTCATCCGGCAGCAGATGCATCCGCTTTAGGCGGACTATTGGGGGCATATGATCAGCGATCCGGTTACGGGTGTCGTGCTGACCGTCGTCGGCGCCAGCCTCATTTTGCCGTACTATTTCTACGTGCTGATCGCGTGCCTCATGTTTTGCGCGGTGCTGACGTGGCGTGATTATCCGAACCGCGTGGCGTTGTTTGTGTTCAGCCTATCTGCTTGGTTCGCGGTAGTTTGGGCGATCATCATTTTCGGCTTTGCCGTGAGCCCGAAGCTCAACTCCTTCCTGCAGTTTGCGTTGGGCGTTGCCGTATTGGTGTTCTCGCTTTTTGCGGCCTGTACGGTCGGGTCGTTGTGGTTCTACTTCCGGCGACGTCCGATTGAGCCGGAGAGCGGGGCTGCGGTGCGGCTTGGCGTGACGCTTCTGGCGGCGCATGTGCTGCACTTTGTGATGGGGCTGGGCGCGACCGCGCTCGGGCAGGACTGACGCACGGCTTCGTTGGCGGCTAGCCGATAACAAGAAAGGTGATGCGCATGCTTTTGCGTGGCTCTCAGGCTGCGGGGTTTACCGTGCCTGTCGTCAAGGGGAGGACGGTCGTGAAGGCGGATCCCTTGCGCGACAAGCTCGACCGGATCGGCAGCGAAGCGTTGGAGAAGCGAGACGGCATCGATGCGCGCGTGAGCGCCGCGCGCGAGACGGCGCGGTCACGACGGGTTTTGCTCGACAAGCTGCGCGAGGCGCAAGAGCGCGGCGAGACGGGCAAGGGTTTTGCGAAGCGCTTCGGGGGCGAACTGAGGAAGGTCAAGGCCGAGCGTTTGGCGGGCGCACTCAACGGGCAAGCGCTTGAGCAGTTGAAGGGCCGGTCGAATGACTTGGACCGCGAGTTCCTCGATCGCGCGCTGAGGGCTGAGGCGGGCACGCGTGCGCGCGAGCGGATTGCGTTGATCGGCAAGGCGATCGACGATCTGGTCGCGGCGGCACGCGCGAACCCGATGCGGTTTGAGGCGCACCACGAGGCGGGGCGGCAGGTATTGGCCGACCTACCGCTGCCGGTAAAAGTTGTGAAGGCCTTTCGCGCGCGTCTGCCGGAGATTCCGCGTGCCGCACTCATGGCGCTGGCGGAGCGAGAACCAGCGAACGCGATCGATCTGATCGAACGGCGCAAGGGGCCAGCGCATCCGAGGTTCGGCCTGGCGCCGGCGGTCGTGCGGTTGATCGGCAAGCAAGCGCAGGCCAAGCTTGAAGATGACGGCCGCGCGCAGGAGATCAGTCGCGGGGTGAATGCGGCGCGCATGCTGTCCGATCGTCGTGCGGCGGTCGATGCCGTCGGGCGCGGCGAGGACGCGGCGGACGGTCTGTCCGTCGTTGGGCTCAACAAGATCGGCGGGTCGCTCGCGCGCCAATTGCGGCGCGACATTCGCGACGTCCGAAAGACACAAAGGCATCGAGAGAAGGCGGCGGCCACCGTACGAGGACGGCTCGCCGGCGGGTTGAAGCTCGATCCCGAGAACGAAGAACAAGCCGACGGCGCCGACATTGTCTATACGCGCGACCTGGAACGCAGCGGTCGCGATCAGGAGCAAGACCGGGAGCGTGACGTGGCCTTCACTGCGGTGGCCGGCATTCTTCCTAGGACGCTGGCGAGGACGATCAACGACTTGGTGCTGGCCGATGACGCGTCGCGCGTGATCGCCGGCGTAAAGCTGGTTCAAGCGCTGGAAAGCATTGACTCCGCTCTCACCGCGCGCGTCGACAGGCATGTGTTGGGTGAGGCGCACGAGATTGTCGACATTGCCGAATCCGGTGTCGACTGGCATGAAGCGGTACGTCTGTCGCGTGAGAGCATCGACGTGCCTGTGCGCGAGCGTGAGCGGCGTACGCAACAGTTTGCGGGGCGGGCCGGCGGTGGGATTTTCGACACGCTGAACGATGTACTGGGTGTGAAGGTCAGCAGTGTTGAGGGGCGCGCTGAGACCGGCACGACGCGCCAATAATTTGACAGTCTCGAGTTTAAACGACGGACGCAAGCCCGCGAGGACTTTGCGTCCGTTCTTCTTTGGAGCGGACACATGACATTAAGCACGACGTCATCGCGCGTTTCGTATGCGGCGAACGGCGCGACGACGACATTCGCTTTTGGTTTCAAGATTTGGGCGGCGGCGAACCTGAAAGTCTATCTGCGCAATAACACGACGCTGGCTGACGCGCTGCAGACCCTGGGCGGCGATTATTCGGTGGATGTTGCGTCGTATCCGAATGCCGGCAACGTCGTCTTCGCCTCTGCGCCGTCGTCGGGGCAGACGATCGTCATCGTGCGCGATATGCCCCTGACGCAGGATCTTGACCTAATAGCGTCAGGTTCGTTCGCCGCCGAAAATGTCGAAATGCAGCTCGACAAGTTGGCGGCCGAGGTTCAAACGCTGCGTGAGTTGATCGCGCGCAGTCCGCGGTTCAGTGTTGGCGCGACGCTCAGCGACATCGCCTTGCCCGAGCCGCGGCCAGCGGTCGGCAATCAGATTCTGGGCGTGACTGCGACGGGTGATGGGTTTGAACTCAAGGCCCCGGTTGATTTGTCGCTGCAGACGGTGTCGTCGTTCATCGGCACGCTGCTGGATGATGCTGATGCGGCGACAGCGCGTACGACGTTGGGGATTGGAAGCGCTGTTGACTTGAATTTGCTGACGACCGATGCGTCGGGCGGAGCCGCTTCGGACTATTTGGCCTTCGTTGACGTTTCGGAGTCCAACGCGTCGAATAAAGTTCGCGCGATCGATTTCATGTCGAACATCATCATGAACTCGACCGACACGACTCCGAGCGGGGCCGACCAGACGGAATTCGAGGTGCAAGCGCGGAAGGCCGCCGACGGGTCGGTCCATAAGGTGTTGATGGCCGAGCTGGGTGTCGGAAAACACGCTGTTTGGATTCCGGCCGGGTCCATGACGGCACGGACGACGAACGGCGCGGCCTCGGGAACGATCGAGACAACCGCGAACAAGGTGATGGTGCGGACCTTGGACTTCGACGCGGCCACGGCGGAGCATGCACAGTTCCAAATTCAAATGCCTAAAGGGTGGAATGAGGGCGCCGTAAGCGCCGTTTTCGTGTGGTCGCATGCGACCACTTCGGTCAATTTCGGCGTGCGATGGGCGATCCGCGCCGTAGCGCTGTCGGACAATGACGATATCGACGTCGCGTTCGGTACACCGGTCCCAGTCACGGACACCGGCGGGAGTGCGAGCAGACTTTATCGCTCGCCAGAAACGTCGGCGTTGACGATGTCCGGCTCACCGGCCGAGAACGACTTCGTGGTGTTCGAGGTCTATCGCGATTCGACACACGGCGAGGACACACTGGCGATCGATGCGCGGCTGCATGGGGTCGCTGTCTTATACACGACCAACGCCAACACGGACAATTGATCATGCTGAAACTCACACAGCTTGCCGGCTTCGGCTCGGGCGGCGGTGGCACGGATGCGACGCCTAATGCCATTGCGTTCAGCGACGTTTCGGATTCCGGCTTGACGGCTTCGGCCGGTACGAATGTCGTCACCATCACCGGTATCGACACGACGATCACGCTGCGTTTGACGCTGACCGGAGCCATGGCCGCCAATCGCACCGTGTTGATCTACCGCGACAGCGTTTTTCTGACGTACGGAAACTCCGGCAACACGATCGATGTTACGCTGATCAACGGGCAGACGCTGCAATATCACTTCGTCAACTCCGCCAACGTCTCTGAATGGGAGGGAACGGCGACCGTTTCGAACGTAAGCGATGGAGGTGCCATCCTCGACACGTTCACCTATTACCTGCAGGACACGGGGTCCGCGCCGGTCGGTGTCGGCGGCGGTGGTGTCGGCGTCGGTGCGATTCCATAGGCAGCGAGCGATGAATCAATCGATTGTGGTCGGCGTCAGGCCGACCGGCGGTGAGCCGTGCGTACCCGCGTGGGCCGCGGACCGGTTACAGGTATTTCCCGCAGCCGTTCCTGTTGAAGTTTGCGAGAGGATTGTCGCGAGCGGCGACGCCCGCACGCTCGAGCCCGGCCCGCTGCACAGCAACCTGACGAACGAGCGGTTCTACGACGCGCACGTGCGCATGACATCCGTCGGGTGGCTGCAGGAGCGCGATTGGATTTTCGAGATTGCGAAGAGCTTTGCCGATCGCGCGAACGAGGCATGGGACTTCGCGCTGAACGACGCCGATCACATGCAGTATGCGGTCTACCGGAGAAACGACTTTTTCGAATGGCACAAGGACATGCTGCGCGTGCGCAACGGACCAATCCGCAAGGTGAGCGTTGTGCTGCAACTGAGCGCGCCCGAACTATATCGCGGCGGGCGGCTGCAATTTCTCGACGCCGATTTCGGGCCGTTTACGCTGGAGGCGTTCGTGCCGCAAGGCAGTGTCGCGGTGTTCGCGTCCCTGCTGAAGCACCGGGTTACGCCGATCAAGGATGGCGAGCGGCGGTCGTTGACGGCGTGGTTCAAAGGCCCCCCATTCCGCTGACATCGGGAGATTGACATGGAACTTGACGAACGGAGCCTGAAGAAGCTTGACGGCGTTCACGAAGACCTCGTGCGCGTCGTTAAGCGCGCGGTGGATTTGAGCGAGGTCGACTTCATCGTCACTGAAGGTTTGCGGTCGATGAAACGGCAGCGCGAACTGGTGGCGGCGGGCGCGTCAAAGACGCTAAAGTCGCGGCATCTCTCGGGTCATGCAATCGACTTTGCGCCCGTGGTAAATGGTGAAGTGACGTGGAAGTGGCCTCCGTTCTTCTTGATCGCCGATGCGTTCAAGCGAGCGGCGCGCGAGTTGGGCGTCGCTATCGTTTGGGGCGGCGATTGGCTGCGCTTCAAGGACGGTCCGCACATCGAGCTTGATCGCAAAGCGTATCCCGACGGCGGTGCGCCGGTTGTGCGCGGGCAGGCGGCATGAGCCATCCGATCTTGGACGTCGCGGGCGCCGTCGCCGTCGTCGCTGCAGTCGGCGCGGGCGCGATGCTGGTGTTGCCGCAGGCGCAGCCCGACCCGCCGTCGCAAACCATCGTGCTCGATGTCGAGAGAGCGCCTTCCGTGCGTGTGGAGCCGCTGGCGGAGAAGACCGATGCGGAGCGTGTGGATGATCTGCAGCGCGAACTCAGCGCGATAGCGGTGGAGCAGAAACGGTTGGTGAGCGAATTGCGCCGGGCCGTGGATACGCGCAGGGAACGTGCAGGGCGGCGTCGATGA